CTGCAACTTTTCCTCCCGGTGGCGGAGCAGCGCGGTTTGTTTTTACTGCGACAGCGACGTCTCATGTCCTAGTGGCGCAAAACAATCAAAGCACGCTGGGCGGTGTCGCATATTGGGACAACATTTCCCTCAAAGAAATAGCAGGCAACCACGCCTCGCAGTCCACCTCCGCCTCCCGCCCCGTGCTGAGTGCTAGGGTGAACCTGCTGACGTATACTGAGCAATTCGATAATGTAACTTCTTGGGCTAGGATTGGCAGCAACCCTATAACGGCTAACCAAACAACTGCGCCAAACGGAACAAACACCGCAGACTTGTTTACGGCGCAAGCAAACGGTCCTTTTACAAATTATATTTATCAACAAGGTATTGTTCTTGGCGCAACGTCCTATAAAGTTTCTATCCGCGCAAAGAAGGGAACACAAAAGTACATACTTATTGACCTGTATTCCCCATCGGTTGATTACGGTGCGGTGTTTGATCTTGATGCTGGAACGTATGTTGGATCAGCAGGGCTAACGGCATACGATAGCACTCCAACTATTACTCCTATTGGAAATGGGTGGTATGAAATTGTAGCTACTAAAACTGTAGCAGCAAATACCTATAATTTGGCAGTAAGCACAGCCACAGGAAATAATGCAACACAAGCAACAGGAGATACCATCTACATCTGGGGCGCAGACCTCCGCGTCACCAACGATGGCGTAGGCATCCCCGCCTACCAGCGCGTTGCAGCGGCTACGGACTACGACACCTCTGGTTTCCCGCTGTACCTCAAGTTTGACGGCACGGATGACAGCCTCGCCACGGCGAGTGTGGACTTTAGTGCCACGGATAAGATTAGTTCTTTTACCGGAGTTAGGAAATTAATAACAACTGTCGGTTGTCTGTTTGAAAGTAGCGTGGATAGCGGCGCAAATAACGGCGCGTTTTCAATGTTTGCATCGAGCGGTTTTGTGAATGACTACTACATAGTGTCAAGAGGCACATCGTCAGCGGCACCAACGACTGGCGCAAATACGTTCAATGCGCCAATCACAAATGTGGTAACAGGACTTTACGAAATTTCAACCGATGTGGCTATCATCCGGGTGAATGGCACACAAGCAATATCTAGCGCAACGGATCAGGGCACAGGCAACTTCGGCAACTACCCGCTCTACATTGGTCGCCGTGGTGGTTCCTCGCTTCCCTACAACGGACGCCTCTACTCGCTCATCGTGCGCGGCGCTCAGTCCACCGACGCGCAGATCGCCTCGACTGAAGCGTGGGTCAACAACGTGACGAAGGGGTACTGAGATGGCTGACACATTTTCGACGCTCATCGTAACCTCCGCAGACGCTGATACAGCCCGCGCCATCGCAGCCGCCTTTGGCCCCGGTGGTTCCGGTATGTGGCTGACGCCGCTCTCGGCATCCGGCAACGAACCCGTTACGCACTACATCAGCAGCGGCTACATCCCTTCCGAGTTCGTCAGCCTTGCTCCTTGCACGACTTGGACGATGGACGAGAACGGCGACTGGGTGGCTTCCGCCATCTATCCCGGTGATGCTGCTGCGGTCTACGGCTTCGCGCAGGAGGCTGGGCTGCCCTACACGCTGTCCGAGATCGAGGGCGTCCTTTCGCGGTCTGATGGTTCTGCTCAGGAGCCCTTTACCGCGATGGGTCGCATGGGTTTAAAGATTATTAATCCTTCGGAGATTCTTTAATGGCTAAGAAGCCTAACATTAGTACAGTTAGTACGGGCTATCAGGCAACTGATACCATAAACGATAACTTTAATAATCTTAGGAATGGATTTGAGAATACACTATCCCTTGATGGATCTACTCCGAATGCCATGAATGCAGACTTAGACATGAATGGTAACTCGATTATGAATGCTGATGGATTGTATGTTAATGGTGTAGACATCTTTGCTTTGTTTAATAGAGTAACAATTAGTACAGCTTCTCCCTCCGGTGGGGAAGACGGAGATGTCTGGTTTAAAGTTTCTTCATAGGGTAAAACATTATGGCTGCACTATCAGATTACTCTGAGAAACTTATTCTTGACTGGTTAATGACAACGGGGAGTGCTACTCGCCCGACTGCTTGGAATGTAGCATTGTATACTGCTGCCCCGTCTGATTCAGGTGGTGGTACTGAAGTCTCAGGCTTTAACTATTCTCGACAGTCTGTAACATTCGCTGCTGCTGGTTCTCCCGGTGGTACAACGAGTAATACGAATACCGTTACCTTTACAGCTTCTGGCGGTAACTGGGGTACCGTTACTCATGTTGGAATTTTTGATTCTGGTAGTAATCTTCTCTGGCATGGTGCTCTAACAGCAAGTAAGACAGTTAACGATGGTGATACTCTCCAGTTTGCTATTAATGATATGGATCTGACTCTCGCTTAAGGAAGGTCTAATCCATGACAGAATCAGCTAGTTTAACAGCATCAAGTTCTTTTATAACTACTCCTGAGTTTTCGTTAGACTTTATTGAGAATACTTACTTTATTAATAATCCGAGTGGAGTGGATGCTCTTCTTATCCACGGTGCTAAATTCGAATCTATTCTAGTACCCTTTGAAAGGTTAACAGAAGCAGGAGACTTCAGAGTAACTGAATCTGGTGATACCAGAATTACTGAGAATATAAGTGAGAATGGTGCTACTGGTTCTTTCGTTGCTACTGATACGTTTATACCATTTAACTCTGAACTGTTCGTTAAGTACCTAACTAATTGGAAGATTGGATCTCCCTCTGTTAATAAAGAAGGTGTCTGGGTTACACCGATTAGTATTTACAGGTTCATGAATGATGCTTGGAAGAGGATTTACTAACTTATGGCTAACATAAAAATCTCAGATCTAACTTCTGCTGCATCGGTATCAGGTACACAGCAGTTTGAAGTTAATGAGAGTGGGACCAGTAAGAAGGTTACTGGCGCTCAGATTGCAACTTATGTCGAAGGTGAAATTTCTTCCTCGCCTACCTTTACTGGTCAGGTTTCTGTTGCTGCTGGTTCTGCCGCTGCACCTTCTATTTCAGTTACGAGTGATTCGAATACAGGTATCTATTTTCCGGCAGCGGATACAGTAGGAATTGGAACTGGTGGTACACTAAGAGTTTCTGTTGACTCATCTGGTAGTCTTGTTACGACAGGTTCTATTGAACTTGGTCATGCTTCGGATACAACAATTTCTAGAGTATCTGCTGGTGTTATTGCTGTTGAGGGGCAGACACTTGCTACTCAAACGTATGTTACAACCAGTCTGAGTTCTACTATACCCTCTGGCACTCGTATGCTGTTTCAGCAGACAGCAGCGCCGACAGGTTGGACAAAGGACACCAGCCAGAATGATAAAGCCCTGCGTGTCGTTAGTGGCTCAGTAAGTTCTGGTGGTACAGTTGACTTCAGTACTGCCTTTGCTAATAAAAGTTTCTCTGGTTCGACCAGTTCTCAAGGAGTTACTGGTACAGTAGGAGATACGACACTTAGTCTTTCGCAAATCCCATCTCATACCCACTACGTTGCATCTCCCGGCCCAACAGATTCTGCCGCTTTGAGCAACGCTAATTACGTTGATGTTAGCTATACAGGTTATTCTACTTCCTCTAGCAACTATATTCTAAGAGGAACATCTGTTGCTCCAGATAGAGGTGTTGCCAGTTATAACGGAGGCAATGGAAGCCATACGCATACCTTTAGTGGCGGTTCTCATTCTCATACATTCTCTGGAGCTATCGATATGGATGTTAAGTACATCGACCTCATTATTGCGACGAAGAATTAATCATGCAGCTTAAGCCTTCAAACTTCTGCCCGCTTATTAAAGAAGACTGTAAGGGTCTTGGTTGTTCTTGGTTTATTCAACTCCGTGGTACTAACCCTAACACGGGTAAGGAAATCGATGAGTGGGGCTGTGCTATGGCGTGGATGCCAATGCTTATGATTGAGAACTCCCAGCAACAGCGTCAGACGGGTGCTGCTGTTGAAAGTTTCAGAAATGAAATGGTAAAGACAAATGATGTTAGCCGTCAGATTCTCCTTGCAACAATTGGTACTAATCCCGACATTAAGATGATTGGGTAATAAAGCATGGAACAGTGGCAGATTGAGGTAGCAGAGAGATTGGCTAGAATTGAAGCCAATCAAGAATACATGAAAGATGGTATTAAAAGTCTGCCTCAGTCTGAGCAGTGTGCTAAGGACATTGCTGAATTAAAAGAAGAAGTAGAAGAACTCCAGTTGTTCCAGACAGCTATAAAAGAAAAGATTGCGTATATCGGTGGTGTCATTGTTATTATTGGTATGGCTATCCCGTATGCTTTTCAGTGGATTTCTTCTCATATACACTGGAGAACACCGTAAGAATGGTTATTAACTCTTCGTCTGAAGCAAAGCTTAAAAGAGTCCATCCGGATCTTATTAAGGTAGTTCGTCGTACTGCCCGTCTTATCAAGGACAAGTCTTTTGGGTTTGTTATTACCTGTGGTCCTAGAACTCTAGAAGAACAGAAGAAGCTGCTTAAAGCTGGTGCTACAACAACCCTGAACTCTAGGCATATCCCCGGTAAAGACGGTTACAGTAAGGCTGTAGACTTTGCTGTTACACTAAATGGTAAGATTAAATGGGACTGGCCCTTGTATGCAAAGCTTGCTGTTATTGTTAAGGAAGCTGCCAAGCTAGAAAATATTCCTATTACTTGGGGTGGCGACTGGAAGTCTTTTAAAGATGGTCCTCACTTCGAGCTACCTAGAAACAAGTATCCGTAATTAACTTAGGAGATTATAATGTTTACATCGATGGATAAGGCTCTCGTTGCTCTGGTTATGTCGGGCATCTTCCTGCTGAACTTCTTCTTCGGTATCAATCTGGGTACGATTAGTCAGGAGACAGTTGCTACAGTTGTTAGCCTTCTGACCCCTATCCTTGTCTGGGCTATCCCTAATAAGACTGCTTAATGTCTTG